TAATGGAATTACTGAGTGTGATATGTGGAGATATACTGCTAATACAACTGGAGATTTAGACCCAATAGCATCTAACCTAGAAAGAGTTGATACTGTTTTTGATAAAATAGGAACAGGAATGTCTGAATCTTCTGGCATATTTACTTTTCCATCAACAGGAATATACGAAATTGTATTTAATGCTTATTCTTATATTGATGGTGAAAACAGAGATGGTGCCGCACATATACAAGCAACAACAGACAATTCATCATATACAGATAGAGCAAAGTCAACTACCTCACAATTTCACGCTTCTAGTAGTAATACTTCTGCAAATGCTACAGCAACTTTAATTTTTGATGTAACAAATGTTACAACACACAAAGTAAAATTTACATGGGCAGTTGTAAATGATGATGCACGTTTATATGGTGAAACAGGTGCTACTTTAACTTATTTTAAATTTACAAGATTAGGAGATACATAAAATGGTAGATTTAACAACAGGTAGACCAAATCATATACAAGATGCTTTAGCAGTAATGCACAAAGGTGGTTGGTATGCATGGAAAGATAGTAAAAATAAAATTTATGCAAATTTAAAACTTGCTGAAAAAATAGGTGTTAATGGTAATATTGTAGACAACACTGTAACAGAATTGCCAACTGAGTCAGCAGTAAATGCTAAATTAAAAGAATTACAAGACGCATGGGATGCGGCATATGATTAATCCTTGTCCTGATTGTGGTGCTGAAAGTAAAGCAGATTGTAAGTGTCCTGATGAATGTGAATCATGTGGCGCATAGTAATCGTTTTAATATTTTTATCTAGCTCAGTATATTCTGCTGATACAAATACTGTTAGTTCTACAGTAGTAACTAATTCTACACCACCTACAGCTAATGCTCCTAGTGTTGTAGTAAATAATTCTGATGTATGTAAGACAGCAGCTTCGGCTAGTATTCAAACACAGGTATTAGGATTTGCTTCAGGAATTACAATCACTGATGAAAATTGTGAGAAAATAAAATTATCTAGATCTCTATATGCTATGGGTATGAAAGTAGCTGCAGTAAGTTTATTGTGTAGTGATCCTCGTACTTTTGATGCAATGTGGAACGCTGGTACTTACTGTCCTTATAGAGGAAGTATTGGTGAAGAAGCTAAACAAGGTTGGGAATCTAACCCAACAGATGTACCACCTGGCAGCACTATATTTAATACTGACATTAAACAAACTAAAGAAAAGGTTGATAGTGATAAAGAGTTCGCAAAATTTATTATTGCTGCTATGGCTATGTATATCGGTTTCCCTATCCTCTTCTAGTAAAGCAGTAGATTGTTCTACTGATACTATTGGATTATGTAGTCCAACAGTAGAAGAAATAATAGATGAGGTAATAACAGAAACTACACAGCATGAAGCTGATGGTATTACTATTACTACTACTACCGAAACTACAACTACTACAACTACAGTTACTAATGAAGATTCAGGAGATATTCTTGATGGTGATAATGGTTATGTATCTTCTTCTAAAGAAGGTGATATGGATTCAGACTGGGGTGGTCAAGGGCCTGCAACTATGCCTAGTGGTAATTCATGTGGTCAGTTAGGCACAGATAAATGTGCTATGATTACTGGATCAGGCAATAGTGTAAGTGCTAATGGCGTAAGTGGTATGGGAACTACGTTTGTAAATACAGTTAATGTATCTAATCTTAATATTAAATATGGTGGGCGTACTAATTATTCTATTAAAGTAGATAAACAAGATGCTAGTGATTCTATCTATATGCATATTACAGGTAAAGATGGCAGCACTAATGTATTTACAGGTACTGATATTCTTTCTGCTACTGGTACTGCTAGTGGTTATCAAACATATGAAAGTGGTTTTGATTTTAGTGGATCAATAACTACTGTTATAATCGAAATTGGTGGGCGTGATATCAATATGGCGATTGGACCAATGTTTGATGATGTGTCTATCAATGTACTTTATAATGTAATTAATACTATTGTTACTGAATCTATTACTTCTGTAGAAATGTTTATAGCGTTAAACATAGATACACCTGAAGATATTATTAATGTTGTTGAAGATGTATTTGAATCTAATGATATCGTAGAAACAGATATAGGAATAGATTTTCAACCCATAGAAATAGAAGATGTTAATTATAATACTGTAGAAATTGAAATAGCTGAAATAGAAATTGAAATACAAGAATTAGAATTAGAGATTGAAGCTACTATAGAAGAAGCTATTGAAACCAATATACAAGAAACAGAAGTAGAGCCAGAGGTACAAATAGATGAGAAGCCAGTTGAAGAAGTAGAAGAAATAGAAGATACGACTGTAGAAAAAGTTGAGACAGTAGAGAAAAAACCAGAGCCGAAAGAAGAAACAAAGCCACAAAAGGAAGAACAGCCAAAAAAAGAAGTAGCTTCATCAAAAGAGAAAGCTGCTAAAAAGATTGTTAAATCTATGGGTGATAAAAAGAAATATGATTCTGTTAATCAAATTAAAACCTTAATTGTTATGCAAGTATTAGGCAATACCAAGACTTTTTTTGATAGTCAAAAGGAATTGAATGATAGAGAAAATTTTTTTTCCAATGTGAGTATACCTGATGCAGTTATTAGTGATAATAACATTGCTGGTTATTTGCTTTTTGGTGGAAGTGATGGTTTAATGCAAGAAATGATAGATAGTCAATGGCAGAAGTAGAACTAGGTGGAGTAAAATTTAGAGGTGGCAAAATTTTTGTTATCCTTACAGCACTATCAACATTAGGTGGTGCATTGTGGGGAGGATTTGAGTTTTATAAAGATTATGAATCTATGCGTAAAAAGATTACGTCATACTCAGCTCCTGATTTATCAGGATTTGATAAACGTTTAGATTTAATACAACAAGAAGTTACTATGATGCAATCTGAAATGACAATGATACTTGATGAAGTAGCATTAGTTGCAGATGTAGCTAAAGAATTAAAGAACGATTTAAAATCTGATGTTCGTAGAATAGAAACTATTGTAGAAGATGTAGAGCAACGAGTTAAAGAAGATGCTCGTACTAATGAGAAGGAATTAAAAGAAACTATTAATAGTATTGATGATGATGCAGCTAAACTTGAAGAAGAATTAACTGCTGCTATGAATAAGTTAGATAAAAAAGTTACTGATAGTATTATTAAACTTGAAGAAGATGTCGATAAAAGAATTAAAATGACTTTAGACAATCCTCTTTCGCAGCTTAAATAATGTTTAAAATATTTGCTATGATCTGTATGCTTAATGTAGGTGAGCTAGATCAAACGCTATGTTTTAAAAGTGAAGTACCTTTAAACTTTAATGATAACTTAGAATGTAATTTAGCAAAAAATAATTTAGCTGATTATCTTGATGCTGATTTAAAAGAAAGAAAACTAACTGTAGTATTTAGATGTGGTAGCAGAGGATCTGATGTCTAATTGGGAGCAGCAATACATACAAATAACTAAAACTCTTGATGAGATTAAGTCTGATGTTCGTGCTAATAAAGAAGAAGTTTCCTTGTTAAAACAAGAAATGGCTACTGGTAGAGGAGCATTAAAAGCTGTAGCTTGGATAGGCTCTATACTTATTATTATCTTTACAACCTTGAAGTTATTTAATTATAACGGTTAAATGAAATTCAAAGGACACAAAGTCCTTGTCATTGGTGATACTCATGACAGTCCACATATTCCTCAGAATAGGTTTCATTGGATTGGTAAGCACATTCGTAAATCAAAACCAGATTACATTGTTCACATAGGAGATTTTTCTAGTTTAGATTCTCTTAGTTTTTTTCAAAAGAATAGTACGCAACAAGGTAAGTTAAAAGATGCTTTTATGGTAGACATTACTTCTATGAAATCTGCATTAAAAATTTTAGATAAGTATGTAGTTGATTACCCTAGACATTTTTGTATGGGAAACCATGAGCTGCGCATACATAGGTTTGAAGAAAATATACCTGAGATACAAGGTATGATGAAACATCAGTTATATTCTTCATTTAAAGAATATGGTTGGAGTGTATCTGAATATGGTGAATTTAAATTTATAGCTGGTGTAGGGTTTGTTCATGCACCATTAAATATAATGGGCAAAGAATATGGTGGTAAAAATGGTGAAGTACAGATAGGAAATGACAGTATACATGACTTAGTATTTGGTCATACCCATAAAGCTAGGGATTGGAAGGCTATTAAGATAGGGTACGACAAATGGGTTAGGATTGTAAATGTCGGTTGCTCTTTACCCCATGGTCATATAGAAGAATATGCTAAGTTAAACATGAATGGCTGGTCTTGGTGTGTTACTGAGTTAGGCATTTGGGATAATCATGTCCAAGAAGTAAACTTTATTTCAATGGATAGATTGGAGAGAGAATATGATTAAAAGTATTTGGAAAAAACTAGGTATGTACTCTTTGAGTAGAAGAGGAAAAATTGCAGTAGGTGGATTAGCAGTTGTTGCAATAGTTGTTATAGTTGGTTGGGCTGCCTAAATGTTAGGTGGCTTACCAGTAGAAATGATTACCATGTTAGGCAGTTCTGTCTTAGGTGGTTTTATGTCTTTATGGTCACAGTCAATTAAAGCAAAACAAGACGAACAGAAAATGTTATTGGCTAGATCTGATAACCAAATGAAACATATTAGCGATGCTAGAAATTATGATAACAAAGGGTTTCAATTTACTCGTAGGATCATAGCATTGACTGCTGTGTTTTTTATTATTGCCTGGCCCAAGATAGCACCAGTATTTTTTGATACTACTGTGGTATTAACTTGGACAGAATTTACTAGAGGATTTTTATTTTTAATAGAAAAAAAAGAAATTGTTATGGATAAAGAATTTAGTGGTCTAATAATTACTCCATTAGACACTCATTTGATGTCAGCTATCATTGGTCTGTATTTTGGTGGAAGTTTAGTTAAAAAGTAGCTCATATTTGAGCATACAATACCGAAAGATACGGTTTAGGATCAATCATACACAAGAGTTTCATTATCCTCCCATTAATGAAAAAAAGGGGGTTTATAGATATATCAGCTATATTCCCCCTATTTTAATACTCGCGATATAATTATAGAGTAATTAAAAAATTAAAAACAACCTCTGGCATCATATCAGTATGAGAAAGGAGGCTCCCTACCATGTCTAAGTATTAAACTTTTTATTATAGCATCTAATACAATACCAATCACAGGATTCAGCTCTGTTTTGATTAGTAGGTATGTAAGCTATAAGATTATCTTGCATATATTTTTTATCACATGAAGAACATTCATAAAAATTAGAACGGGATATCTTCTGTTGGACTTTCTGTTCTAGTGTTAGTTTGCGTTGAAACTTTAGAACTGTCACTCTTGCCCCCAATCATTTTAAGAATACCTTTGTATCTAGGTACAATTATTTCTGTTACATATTTGGTTTCACCATTGTGGTCATACTGTCTGGTTTCTATTTGACCTTCTATGTATAACATAGTGCCTTTCTTAACATATTGCTCTATTGTTTTTGCAATGTTAGGATCCCAACATACAAGTCTATGCCATTGTGTTTTTTCTTGCCACTCACCAGATTTATTTTTAAATCTTTCTGAAGTTGCTAATGAAAAACCAGCAAACTTTTCTTCTCTGGTAGATACTTTTACTTCAGGATCGCTACCAACACGACCTAATAGGATTACTTTATTTATCATCTAATACTCCTTCTATATTATTAAGACAAGTTTGAGCGTTTCTCAAATGCCATCTTATATCAGCTTTATTAATTGTTAAAGCTCTATCAGTATTTTCTTGTGTTTTTACATCACTGTCTACGCCTTTAATAAAGGCAAACAACATATGAAATAAATCCATTTCACCTACTGTTTTATATTCTTTTTTACTGTTAGAATAATATTCAGCTTCTATTGGTGGTATTAATTTAGTTGGTATTTTATGACCTTGTAATACCAATGAATGTAGTAAATCATTTACTGTCATACTTCCTCCTATATATGATAGATGACTTCATCATCTTCTAGTTCTCTTGTAGTTACATTAAATTCTTTTAATATTTTATTTAATTCTTCTGCTGTTAAATCTTTATCACAAGAATAAATAACAAAAGATTTATCATAAACTATTGGATCTTTAAATTTATCTTTATAATTCATACTTACTCCTTTTAGTTGCGTACAGGCAAGAGACAAGCCCAATAACTGACCTGCACGCTATCCCCAGTTATTAGGCGACTATGTAGTTTTAGTAACTTTGCTTGGATCTGATTTGCCAGAATATTTTTCTTCTAACTTTTGAACATATTTTGAATCATCAAATTTGCCCATAAATATATCAGAACAAAGTCCTAAGTGACTGAACGCTTTTGTTAATGCATCTGTCATAGCTTTCTTTGGTGCTTCGTCATCTAATGCACCAGTTTTTCTATACATTTTTAAAGGTGAACAAACCGGCCCATAGAAATCCCAAAAGCCTTCTTTGTTTTTATTAGTTGCTACTGATACTTCAGCAGCTACAACAGCAGTTTGATTACTGTCCATACCATGATATGTATAATCAACTCGGTATGTCCAACCAGTACCTACTGGACCAAACTCCTCTGTTATTTTCATAATCTGCCATTGTGGATCAATAGTAGTTATGTCACCAAAACCTTTATTGATGCGTTTAGTAAATCTAGGATCAGTTTCTTTTAAACTATCCCATACATTTCTTTTATCTGTCGTCATTGTACCTCCATACTTTTGTTGTACTACCAAAACTATTTATTCTTCTGTCACCAGAATCAATTATATATTTCAATAATTTAAGTTCGGTAAATCTTGGTCTAATAGATAATATACTTTCTGATAATATTTCTGCTGCTTCTTCTGGTGTAGCACCATAATTACCTTGTCGTTTTATTATCTTTAAACATTCTGTTCGCAAATTAGTAGATCGTGAATCAATCTTTTTTGCTGCTTCTTTGCTAGTTGAGTTTTCCTTGTAACCAGCCGTCAGAGGATATTTCTGTTCCAAAATGTCTTTCGATGTCATCTTCATTGTTTATTTTCTCCATAAGATCAAAGTCAATATATTCTGGTGGCTCTATGTTATTCATTACATGAAACCAAAATAAGTGACAGGCGATTTCTAGTTTTCTTTGAAAAGGCTTATCCCTTTCAATAGTAAATATATTATAACCTAAGTTACCTCTTAACACAGATAACACAGCTTTACTAAAACCTGTTACCATCATGTAATGTTGCACTTGAGCATAATATTTATCTATAATGTTTTGATCTTTAACAAATGCATTAACGTGTTTAGCTTCAAACACTTTGCCTTTTGCTACTCCATCTAAACTACCATAGATGTAATCATATTGTGGGTGTGTAAATATATCACCTATATTAACAACCCTTTCTTTAGTAACTTCCTGATACCATCGTCTATTAAATTCTTCGGTAAATATTCCGAGTTGAACTGGCAGTACACTTGAAAGGTCTTTTCTTTCGACTTTGCCAATTTTCTCAAGCCAAAGATCTTTCCATGTGCCTTCTGTAATACGAATTGCATCAGTACCTCCAATGCCTGTTGGTCTGTCTGGTTGTTTAAGTTTACCATTTCCTTTTCCCATCTAGTTAACGCTCCTTTCTCTAATTTGTTGTCGTCTGTGTACATTTCGTTGATCTCGTTCCATATCCCTAGTCGATCTCCCATGATTGTACCTCCTCCATATATAATTTTCGATTGGTTTTACTTTACGATTATCAGCCACACGCTGACTCATATAATGTTTGATGAAGTATCTATACATATCACTTTCAAGATATTGTATAGCTAACACACAAACAAAATTTTGTAGACTACGTTTTCTATCTATATGGTCTTGATGTTTTGAGGGCAGTTTGATGTTCAATTTTTGTAATTGCTTCCCTAATGCTTTTAGCAGAGTTGTTGCCATATTCTTTCTCCAGTATGTTTGTTAAATACCAAATTGCTTTTAGTATATCTTGTTCTTTATTTTTTTTCCTATGTCTGCGAATATATTTCACAGCATTTCCTTCACAAAAATCTAAACCCCAAGCTCTTATTAATTCGGTTAGTTCTGGTTTATTGTTATGGTAATAACTAGGACTAGTCTTGTTGATTATCATTAACTATCCTTTCATATTTTTTTATTAGTTGATTTATTTTAGTATCAGTATCTTCTACGCTATCATCTAAAGATACTATTACTGGTTTTAGTTCTTTTAATTCATCTATGAATGTTAGTATTTCAATCATTGTTTCCCCCATTGATTTAAATGACATTTACTACAATACCAATATGTACCATTGCCATATACTAAATCATCACCCTTGCAGCTACAGCCATTAGGTTGATTTTTTTCTTTATATATAATCTTGTTATGTGGCGTTAATGTGTCGAAGTGTGTTCCGACTTTAATTCGGTTTTTTTTGGTTTGATTTTTATATGACATTCTAACGCATTGGCCCAACAACAGAATAGAAATCCACTAGGTTTTCTTATACCTACTTCCCATTTTGATACTAAACCTCTAGCACAACCAATCATTTCATCAAGCCTTGATTGTGATAAACCTAAGGTTTTTCTGCGTTCTACAAATTGTGGTATAACTGTGTCAAAGAATATACCTAGTTCTTTATTAGACATACCTTTTAATATCTGAATATAGTTCGGTTTGTCAAGAAAAGCGCTGGGGAATACGTTAAGCTCTAACGCTTATTATATATTCCCCTAATTCCTAATGATATACTTAGTAAGCTAGGCTATATCTACCTCGTTATCTGCATAATAACCACTGTATTAGGAATGTTCTTAGTATTCTTCAGCTTTCATTATAGTTAATACTCTAGATGTTTTATCAGGATCAGTTTTATCAGGACTATGCATTTTCATGTCATTGTCATAATAATCTATTTTCCAAAAGAATTTCTGTTTTTTAAAATTAAAACTACCAAAATCTTTTTCTCCATAAGGATTATTGTCTTTGGTAAAGTTTCCATAATATTTAACAGAAGCAAATATTTTTTCTTTATCTTTTAAATTGTAACCAGCAATGCCAGGTGTCATTACTAATTTGTTTTTAAGATTATGTTTTTTAAGCATATTACCAGTAAACATATCTTTGCGTAATTGATCATTTAGATCTGCTACTTTTCTAGCAGTAATTTGTTCTTCAGTCATCTGTTGTTCCTCCTATAGATTTTCTTTCATGTTCATCTTCGAACTCTACTTTACTTAATCTTTCTTGTAGTTGTAACATAGCGTTCTCTAATTTAACTATGCTCTCACCTTGTTGTATAACAACATCTGATATCTTTTTAGTAAAAGCATAATGAACATCTTGTACTTTAGAATTAAGATCTTGTACTTTTTCAAAGTGTTCTAATCCAGTATATTTAGTCATTTATTCTCCTTTGTTAATTCATGTTGAACATCATGTATGCTTGGGATTAATTCATGTTCTAACTTTTCTTGTTTATTAGAATCCCATATATCTACATTAGCTTCACCATACTTTTTGATAAATTCTTCTCTTGTAGATTCAGCTGCGTATTCGGTCATTTCTAATATCCAATTACCTATTTTACTCATCATTTCCTCGCTTGTATGTATATCATAGTAATTCCTACTACTAATAATATGGTTATGTCTAAGATACCCATTATCTTTGACTATCTGTATATTCATTAATCATGTCAGTAATTTGATCATCTTCTTCCATACTGGTTACATAATTATAGTTTTCCATTAAATCTTTAGCAACAGCTCCAGCTATTTCATTAGCTGTATCATACTCATAATGTTTAACTATTAGTTCTGATACAGTTTGATCAAAGTCAAAGTCAGCTTTTGGCTCTGTTTTAGGAGTAGCTGGTTTTGGTGTAAATGCATTTACATTGCCAAATATTTCACCAGAAGCTGGATCCCATATATTGCCATCATCATCTACATTAAATACTCTTTTCTTTAACTTCGATAGACCTTTTAGCTTTCTTTCAAGAACATTCATATCATAGATATCGCCCATAGTTTTAGCAAAATCTTCTGATATAAATAATCGGTAATACCACAAACCTTTACGTTTAGCAGATTTGTATATTTTACTGTTAAGTAGTGTGCTACCTACCCACATACCTGATTTAAATGCTTTAGTTATCATATATTATTCTCCATAGTTTTCGGTTAAGTCAGTCCAATGCGACCGACAGGGAGGCCTGGCTATGCCAGTCCGACCTTGTACTTCTTGCTTCGTAAGTTATACAGTTAGACACTAGGTTATCCACTTACAAGTTAGCTAGTATTGTCTCTATCATTTTTTCTACTTGGTTACATTGTAGTCACCAGACCTTTTTTACATTCTGGCTAAGTTTATTGGATATCAATAAACATGCATTCTACGTCTATAACCGACTTGTAGTCATACGAATCACCACCTTTCTTAACAAAGGAAACGCGAGCCGAAGGCTCGCGAAAATTTATAAAATCCCAACTATGCGTAAGCTGGGATTAATTCTGAAGATATAGTACCATCTTCATTATCTAAAGGTTTTTCTAGTTTACCATAATTGTCATTATACCATTGTTTAGTTTTAGCTAATTCTTTGTCATGTATAGCTTTCTTTTTGTCATCTGATATATTGTTATATTTAACAGGATTCTTAGCTTGATATGGTTGCCATACATCGCCTGTTTTGTCCTGAAAGTAGTCAAGATGTGCTTTTAATCTATTGTAAAGCATATCATATTGAAACTCTCTAGCTTTTAATTGAGTTTCTAAATTACCTAATCGCAAAGAATCAATCTCTTGAAATTGTGCTTTTAAACCTAATGAAGTCAAAGCAGATGAACTGCCTTTTTGACGTTTTAAATATGCAATTTGATTAGTTGTTGCTGTACGCATTTTCTCTACTATTTCTAATCTATCTGACATACCTGAAATAAGTCTATTCATGGTAATGTTAAAGTCAAGTAAACCAACATCATAGCTTTCACCAGCTTTATTGATATCCATTACCTGACAATCTAATTGATGATCGTAAGTAAGTTGTAGTGCTTGTATTGTATTTTGATATATAGTCATGTGTAACTCCTTTGTGTTACTATTTGATAGTGAGCTTTTCTCACAGTCTTGCAAGGCAAGGTAGTGATTTAGATATACTTGTCACTTTATCCCTTTCCCCAAATCTTACGAATAAGGGGGGGTAAAGGCAGCTATGCTGCACCCCTTGTGGGTTGACTAGTTTATCTTAATCATTATCATGTTTATTAGACATAAGAGATTTCTTTATTCCTCTTACTATTACTAATATCCATATTAACATAATTATTATTATTATACTCATTCTTACCTCTTTTCACTTAATTCATCTTTTATCCCCTATACACCTCTCACACATAGCCCAGACCGAAGCCCGTAGGGGCGAGACCTTGGCTCGACTTTAGCGAGGGCTGGAACAAGCTCCAATCGTCACACCATGTTGATTATGCTTGACATGATTTTTACAATGATTACTATTATCCACCGATAGCGAGATGACGGATAATACTGAATTAACAGATAAACAAAAGGCACTTGTCGATACCATCGTATCAACAGGCTGTAGTATTGTTGCAGCAGCAGAAAAGGCTGGTTACTCAACAAAAGTCAGTAGAGATAGTGCAAGAGTAAGTGCTTCTCGTACACTACGTCTCCCAAAAGTACAGAAGTACATGATGGAATGTGTGTCAAGAACGATAGGTCTAGGTGCAGTAACAGCAAGTAATAAGTTAGTTGCCCTTAGTAATGGCGCTAAATCAGAGTATGTTCAGCTAGAAGCTAGTAGAGACATACTAGATAGAGTTGGGTTACGTACACCAGACAAAGTTAATCACCAAGTAATTGGAGACATAAAGGTTAGTATCGATCTTAGTTAGAACGAGAGGGTGGGGGTTAAAAACTGAACAGTGGTTAAGTGTAAACCTGTCATACACACAACAGAGTTAAAAAAAGTAAATCAAATGTGCGTAGACAAATATATTTCTAAGATTTAAGGTAAATAGTCTTAAGACATAAACCAAGAGAGGGTTTCTCTCATAGCCTTGCAAGGCAAATAGAAGGATAAGGAATGGCTAAAAGAGGATTATATGCGAATATAAATGCTAGAAAGAAAGCTGGTACATCTAGACCTAAGTCTAAGAGTACGGTGTCAGCTAAATCTTATGCCAATATGAAAGCTGGATTTCCTAAAAAGAAGAAAAAGTAGTGTCTACTCCAGCGTGGCAAAGAAAAGAAGGAAAGAATCCTAAAGGTGGATTAAATGCCAAGGGTAGAGCTAGTTATAACAGAGCTACTGGTGGCAATTTAAAAGCTCCTACCAAGAAGAAGGGGAGCAAAAGAAGAAAATCATTCTGTGCAAGAATGAAGGGAATGAGAAAAAGACAAAAACCAAGCAATAATACTGGGAAAGATAGATTGTCCAAATCTTTAAGAGCTTGGAACTGTTAAGTGAATTGAAATAATATTATATTTCTAATATAGTTGTAGTTTACCCTAAAAAATTTTATAACAAGAAGGAATGAAAACTATGACTATAGATGATTTGACGACTGACATGAAGCTACTTCAAGAAGAAGTAAAAGATATTAAAGAAATAAATAAAGTATTAATGAATAAACTAGATAAAGCCTATGAAGATAGAATAGTATTGCGTAGTCAAGTTTTAAAGTCTAAAGTAAATACAGAAAGTGAGGTCCAAAATGCCTAAAGTTGGTAAAATGAAATTTCCATATACTGCTGCTGGAAAGAAAAAAGCAAAAGAAACAGCAAAGAAAAAAGGAATGAAAGTTGTCAAGCAAAGCAAAAAGAAAGGGTACTAGAGTAGAGAACGAAATAGTAAAACTCTTCCAAGCTGAAGGGTTTAATGCTAGACGACAACCTTTATCTGGTGCTATTGCTGCGTTCCCTCATGATGTTCAGGTATCTGATCTATTTGAAGGAACTAATATAGAAGTTAAAGCTAGAAAAAATGGCGAAGGCTTTGCTCAACTAGATAAATGGAAAGGATCTGCTGATTTATTAGTATTAAAAAGAGACTTTTCTAGTCCAATGGTATATCTTGACTGGGATTTATTTAAGGAATTTTTGTATGAGTATAGACAAAACAGACGAAGTAGTGAATCTGGAGAACAGACAGCTATTCAACATTTCTCTAGCAGAAAGACGGAAGCTAAGGCAGATCGTAAAAAAAGTACATCTAAGATACCTTCCAGAGGATTTGATAACGGACAAGGAAGCAGACAAATTAATCGAAAGCCTTGGCCCAAAGATCAGAGAAAATTTGCTAAAAGTAGCGATAGACAAGAATCTAGTATAAATGGCACAACTAAGTTACAAACCAGATGGCAATACCTTAAAGAACTTTCTAAAAGGTAATGAGTTCTTTAGAGGTTTACGAGGTCCAGTAGGAAGTGGCAAGTCTGTCGCTTGTTGTATTGAGGTACTTAGACGTGCTTTACAACAAGAAAAAAATTCGCAAGGGAAAAGAAAAAGTAGGTGGGCCGTTATTCGGAACACTAATCCGCAACTTAAAACGACTACTATCAAAACGTGGTTAGACTGGTTTCCTGAAAACGAATGGGGTGTATTCTCATGGTCAGTACCTTATACGCATAGAATAAATGTAGGTGAACTAGAATTAGAGGTCATATTCTTAGCTTTAGATAGACCTGAAGATGTTAAAAAACTTTTATCATTAGAACTAACAGGAGTATGGGTAAACGAAGCCAGAGAGCTTCCTAAGAGCATTGTAGACGCTTGTACTATGAGGGTAGGTAGATATCCTAGTATGCGTGATGGTGGTGCTTCTTGGTATGGAGTTATTGCAGATACTAACGCACCAGAAGAAGATCATTGGTGGCCTATTATGGCTGGTGATGTACCAGTACCAGATCATCTATCAAGAGATGAAGCTCTGATGTTAGTTAAACCTGATAACTGGAATTTTTATACGCAGCCACCAGCATTGATAGAAGATAAAAATAAAGACGGAACATTAAAAGGATATGTAGATAATAAAAAATGTGAGAACAAAAACAATCTTACAGAAAAATATTACAACAATATTATTAAAGGTAAGATGAAAGGTTGGATTGATGTTTATGTAATGAATAAACTTGGATCTTTAGAAGAAGGTAAACCAGTATATCCTAACTGGAATATGGAAATACATTTATCTAAAGAAGATTTAGAGCCAGCTCAAGTACCAGTATTCATTGGTATTGACTTTGGACTGACACCAGCTGCAGTCTTTGGTCAGAAGTTACCTAATGGTAGATGGTTAATACTACAAGAGTTAGTATGTTTTGATATGGGTATAGCAAGGTTTAGTGAATTACTAAAACATGAGATAGCAAAGAACTATAGAACGCAAGATATTGAAGTATATGGTGACCCGGCAGGAGATTTTAGAGCTCAAACTGACGAAACAACACCATTTCAAATACTAAGACAGAATGGAATAATGGGTAAACCTACTCATAGTAACGATGTAGCTCTTAGAATAGAAGCTGTAGAAACATCATTAGCTAGATTAGTAGAAGGATCTTCTGGTTTTTTAGTAGATCACAGATGTATAAATCTTAAAAAAGGTTTTAATGGTGGTTATTTCTATAGAAGGATGCAAACTTCAGGCGACAGATATGATGAAAAACCTATGAAGAATAGATATTCCCATGTTCACGATGCACTACAGTATCTATTACTAGGTGCTGGTGAAGGTAAACAGTTAATATCTGGTAAAGCTAAAAGTCCAACAGTAGTTAAAACTAGAGGTTGGAGTATATTTGGTGATAAAAAAAGAAGAAGTGTATGGCAAAACAGAATGAATGGTTAGTATATTTCTACGAAAATAGAGATTATCATAGGCATACTAAATTTTTTAAAAAAGGTTTTAAGCATTGTGGAGTAATGGGTTATGATGCAGAAAAAAAAATATGGATAATATCAGAATACTTATTTGGTAAATTAAATATAGAAATACTTAATGAAGATGAAGTAGATAAAATATTTAGATTAATACAAATGAAGAATGGACACATATTAAAAGTGCCAATACAAGATAAAATATCTAAGTTTCCTGTAATTATGGGATCATGGATTAAAGAACATAGTTGTGTAAGTTATGTGCAACGACTAATAGGCTGGTCTAGGTTTTGGATATTTACACCTAATCAGCTATATTGTGCGTTGAAAAAGAATGGAATGTGTGAAATAGAACTATAATTATGGGTGCATTTAGAAAGCCAAAGTATCAAGAAACTGCTGCAGATAAAGCAGTAAGAGAAGATATTGAAAGAAGAAGAGAAGAAGAATTAGAAGAACAAGAAAAATTAGAAGCTAAAGAAAAAAAATTAAAAAGAAGAAAAGCAAAAGGCATGGTTGGTATGCGATCATTATTTTCTAGAGCTGGTGGTAAAGGATTTTATTATGAAGGCAAGAAAAACTAATGGGTGGTAAAACAAGTACATCAAGTGGAAGTTATGGTGGTGATGATAGAGGTCGTGATAGAAATGATAGATCTATAGAAGCTGAAATTACAGGTGGTACTAAAAAAGTAAAAGAAGAAATTAAAAAATCTGGTACAGATATGTATGGAGGAGTAGCAAGTAAAGCTACTAATGAATATTTAGAAAGTATTGGTGAAGCTACAAAAGGATCACAAAATCCTGATGGATCATTTAATTATAGACTTACTGGAAGAGGTCATCAATTAAAATATGGATCTTATAATGTTGGTGGTACACAAAATCCAACAGGAATGGGTACAGTTGGTGCTGGTGGTATTATGAATCAAATACCAATTTCAGAAAAAATGTTTGAATCACAAAGAAGAATACAAATGATTGCAACAGGAGCTATGGCAGCTGTAGGAGTTCCAATAATGGGTGCTGCTTTTATGGATTATAATAGAAAAAGATATTCTGATTATGTAACAAGTTTTAATAGTGCATTAGGAAGTACATCATCATCTACTTCTTATGCAGCTAAAAGTAATACAGATATTTCTGATGCAAGAATACAAGATACTAAAGCACAAGCAGAATCTAATGAATCTTCTAAAGAAGCAGCACAACAAGCTCTATTAAGAAAACAAGCAATAGCAAGAAATCAAGCAGCATTAAAAGGTAAAAGAACATTTTTTAGTGGTAGTAAAAAATTAATTAAAGGAGAAATGCAGTAATGGCTTTTATACCAGTAGCAGAAAAAAGTATAGGATCAGGAGGATATAAAGATGGTAAATTTATTTCTTTTTTAAAAAAATATCAAGATGCAGAAACAATCTTTGATCATTGGAAAGATAAATATGAAGAAGCATATGAATACACAATGCCTTCAAGAGAATCATTCTATGAAGAAACTGTAGGTGAAAGACGTACAGATAAAATATTTGATGAAACAGCAGTAGTAGGAATACAAGAATTTGCTAGTAGATTACAAGCTGGTATAGTTCCTACATATGGAAGATGGGCAAACTTTGAAGCTGGTACTGATATACCAGAAGAACAAAAGCCACAAGTTAATGAAGCATTAGATGAAATAACTAAATATGTTTTTGAAATATTAGCTGGATCAAACTTTAACCAAGAAGTACATGAAGCATTTATGGATTGTGCTATTGGTACTGGTGTTATGTTAGTAGAAGAAGGTGATGCATTAAATCCAATTAAATTTACTGCTGTACCTTTACCTAAAGTTATGTTGAACAATGGGCCAGATAATAGAGTTGATACAGTATTTAGAAAAAGACAAATACCTTATAACCAATTAATGACTGCATATCCAAAAGCAGAAATGTCTGAAACTATGCTTAAAGCTATTGAAGAAAATGAAAGTAAAAAAGCTAATATAGTAGAAGGTGTTTACAGAACATATGAAGAAGCAAATACAGAAAAATTTAAATACTGTGTTGCTTGTATGAATGAAGAAGAAATAATTTTTGAAAAAGAATTAAGTGGAGTTGGAAGTAATCCTTATATTGTATTTAGATGGAATAAAGGATCAGGAGAAGTTTATGGTCGTGGTCCAATCTTTAATAGTATGGCTGCAATTAAAACAACTAATCTTACAGTAGAACTAATATTACAAAATGCACAAATGAATATTAGTGGTATTTATACTTATGAAGATGATGGTGTTGTTAATCCTGATAATATAAATCTTGTGCCAGGTGCTTTAATTCCTGTAGCTCCTAACAGTAGAGGATTAACTCCTTTAGCTGGAGCTGGTAGATTTGATGTAGCACAATTAATATTATCTGACATGAGACAAAATATTAAAAAAGCTTTGTATATGGAATCACTTGGTAGACCAGAAGGTACTCCAATGTCAGCAACAGAAGTATCAGAAAGAATGGCAGATTTATCAAGACAAATTGGATCTTCATTTGGTAGATTACAATCTGAATTTGTAACACCATTACTTCGTAGAGTAATTAGAATATTATCTAAACAAGGTAGAATACAAATACCAAAAATTGATAATAGAGAAGTAACTGTAATATCACAATCACCATTAGCACAAGCACAACATCAACAAGATGTAGCTGTAGTTAATAATTTCAATGCAATATTAGCTCAAACATTTGGTCCACAAGTTTTAAATATGATTGTAAAACAAGATGAAGTAGCTAGATATTTAGCAGAAAAATTAGGATTACCAGAAAAATTAATTAGAGATCCTGAAGAACAACAACAAATAATACAAGAGTTGCAAAATATGCAACAACAGTCTAATATGGCTCAAGATGAGTTGGGAATCCCTAGTCAGCAGCCGCAAGGACAACAGTAAACAAGACACAGGTGAAATAGATAGAATATTTGCGTCTGTATTTTCTGATCCTGATGGAAAAAAAATATTAGAATTTTTTGATACTATAGTGAATAATGTTACATTAAATCCTAATGCAGAAGATAGGGTATTGTGGCATTTAGAAGGTCAACGATTTATGCTGCAACAAATTAAACTAAGAATAAAACGAGGTAAAGAATGGCTGAAGAAGAAGTAGTTACACAAGAAACAGAACAAACAGAAGGTAGTAAACCAGATTATGTTCAAGATAAATTTTGGAATAAAGATTTAAATGAAATTAATATTGAAGAATTATCTAGTAGTTATAATTCTTTAGAAAAAAAATTAGGAGCAAGAACAGAAGATTTATCTAAACAAATTAGAGAAGATATATCTAATGAAGTAAAAGCTAGTACTCCTGAAGAATATAAAATTGCATTACCTGAATTACCAGAAAATGTAGATATAAGTGTTGATAAAGAAATGCCTTTATTACAATGGTGGTCAGAAACAGCTAAAGCTAAAGGATTATCACAAGAAGAATTTGATAAAGGTATAGAAGCATTTGTTAATAATGAAATATCTTCTTTACCTAATCAAGATAATGAAAGAGAATTATTAGGTGAAAATGCTACACAAAGAATAGAAGCTGCTGATTTATGGAGTAAAAAAAATTTATCTCCTGATGCATATTCTACTATATCTGAATTTGCTAGTACAGCTCAAGGAGTAAAAGCATTAGAAGAAATAATGAGCCTTAATAAAGATGCTCCTATGCCTACTACTGAAACAGCTATTGAAGCTGCTCCTAGTTTAGATGATTTACGATCAATGATGAAAGATCCTAGATACTGGAAAGATGGAGAAAGAGATCCAGCTTACATTGCAAAAATAGGTAGTTTGTATGAAAAGTATTACGGAAGTCAGAAGGCGAGTTAAAGCTACTTGGCGTGATGCACAATCATTTGCTGAATGGTTAAATCCCGATGATGCAAAAAAATATAAACCAGCTATAAATTATAGCGAAGGTTATGTCTTAACTGACAATGATGATGTATTAATATTATACATGACATACAATGATACAGATATAGGTGATACTTGTGTTATTCCAAAAGAAAATGTTGTTAATATTTGTGAGTTGAAAAACATTAAAAAAAATGTCAGTAAAGCTTAAATAGACCTTTAAAAAGACAATAGGCCTTTATAAGACAACCTTATTTAGCTTTTTCAAGATAATCTACGAACACAAGCAAACACGGAGGTAAAATGTCTGCTACTATTACTAATGCTTTTATCACTCAGTTCGAAGCTGAAGTGCATATGGCATATCAAAGACAAGGTAGTAAGCTTAAAAACCTAGTGCGTACTGTAAATGGAGTAAGTGGAGAATCTGTCAAATTCCAAAAAGTTGGAACTGGCGAAGCATCTACTAAAGCTCGTCACTCAGAAGTTGTAGCAATGAACATTAGTCATACTAATGTAACTGCAACTCTAGCTGACTACTATGCTTCAGATTATGTTGACAAACTAGATGAGCTTAAAACCAATATTGACGAAAGAAGTGTAATTGCAAATAATGCAGCTTACGCTTTAGGTAGAAAAACTGATAGTATTCTTACTGATGCTATGTCATCTGCTACAACTTTAGCTAATAATGCTGGAGCAAGTGGTGGATCACCAGCTACCGACATGAATATTGACAAGTTTAAAGAAATGCAAGAATTATTTGGTACTAACAATGTGCCTGATGATAACCAAAGATATTGGGCAATCGGTCCAAGTCAATGGGCTGATCTTTTAGCTGACGATCAATGGACTAGAGCCGAGTATATCGGAACTGCAGAACTTCCTTTTTCTGGTATGAATTATACTGCAAAAAGATTCTTAGGTTTCTTAACATTCGTTCATTCTGGTTTAGATACTTCTGGCTCAACAGATAGACACACTATTTGTTGGCACAAAACATCTATGGGTTTAGGTGTGGGATCAGAAGTAAGAACAGAAGTAAACTATATACCTGAAAAAGTTTCACATCTAATGACTTCATACTTAAGTATGGGATCAATTATGATTGATACTAATGGTATTAGAGTACAAAAGTGTGCTGAATAGCAGAGAGGAAAGAATATTATGGCTTACGCATTAGCAAATCCCGTAAAAAAAATCTCTCAGATGGGTGATTCCAATTCAATGTGGTATTACACAGATGGCGATGCTATTGGGGATATTGACAACGATGATTACTTTATCTTGTCTCACAAAGAACTAAGTGCTGGAGATATTATTATTGTAAATAGTGGTGGATCAAACGCAGTTGTAGATATATTAATTGTATCTGTAAACGATGGTGGATCTAACTTAAATACAGTAATACTAGCATAAGTATATTACTTGGAGAGGGGAACAATCCCCTCTCTAATATAGGAAAAAATTATGGCAATAGCTGGAAGTATATTAAAAGGCACAAGTAAAATAATAGGCAAAGCTATTAAGGGTGCTAAAAAGAAAAAGAAAAAAATTGGAGATCAATTAAAAAAAGAAGGTAAATTTATTAAAGAAAAAGTTACTGGACCAGCAAAACAAAGATTAAAAAATTTAGAACAATCTAAATCACAACCACAAAATATTAAAGGTATGCCTTTACCTAAAGGTGTAAAAAATCCAATAAGAGCTCAAAAAAATACTTTATATACAGGAGGGAAACCAACTACAGCAGAAAAATTAGATGCAGTTAGTAATACTAGCGCATTTACTAAAGGGCAAAAAGCATTTACAGGAACAAAGAAAAAAGCAACAGAAACATTAGGTAAAGCTCAAAGTGCAACAAAAAAATTAGCTGATGATACAATGGCAGCAATTAAATCTGATCCAAGTAAAGCAGCAGTTATTGGAGCAGCAGCTTTATTATCTCCTTCAATAATGAAAGCTACATTAAAAAGTCAACAAATGTATACAGTTGAAAAAAATTCAGATGGAGGTTTTGATTTAAAATTTAAAGATGGAAATACAATTACTACAGATAGTTTTATGTTTAGTCCAAAAGCAGTAGATGATGTTAGAACAAGAATAGCAATATTAGATTCTATTGTTTTATCTGATGATCCACAAAAAAGAAAAGATGAATTTAAAGAACATAGTATGTATTTAGCAAATAAATATGGAATTTATAATATTCAAGGTAAAAATTTATCTTTAAATGTTCCAAGATATTAATGTATGGCAGTAACCAAAGTAGATATAGCTTCAAGAGCATTAGTAATGATAGGAGCAAATCCTATTTCATCATTTACTGATGACACTACAGAAGCTCTTGTAACTAATACAATATATGAAGAAGTAGTTGAATCTACATTAACTAGACATAATTGGAGATTTGCAACAGGACAACAACAGTTATCTTTGTTAGCAGATGCACCTACTGGTAGATTTGAATACGCTTATCAAATACCTTCTAATCCTGAATGTTTAAAAATATTATCAGTAACTTCTAATGATGCGTTATTACGATATCATAGATACGAAGATAAAATATATTTAGATGGTTTTGGATCATCAACTACAGTTATTATGGATTATGTATTTAGACAAAGCGAAGATCAGTTTCCCCCACACTTTAGATTAGCAGTAGAATATAAACTAGCTAGTATCTTTGGTGGATCAGTAGCAAGAGATGCAGCACTTGTTCGAGAGTTTGATCAATTAAGTGAAAGACAATTATTAATTGCAAAAAATACTGACTCCTCAGAAACTACAACTAAAACACTTTCTACTGATAGATTTATAACAGAAAGAAGAAGCAGTCGTAGTGGACTTGTAGTCAGTTAATGCCTAGAAAAATTAGACAAGTATATACCAACTTTTCTTCAGGAGAAATTAACAATCTCCTTAATGCAAGAACTGACGCTAAAGCATATTTTGAAGGTGGTAAACAAGTACGCAACTGGTATTTATTAGATGAAGGTGGAGTAATGCGTAGACCAGCTACTGAGTATATGGCTACAATGCCTGCCGAATGTAGAATAATGCCATTTATATTTTCTAATGATGAAGTAGCTATATTTGTATTATCTAATAATAGACTAGATGTTTACAATTCTAGTGGAGCAGTAATACAATCTAATATTACTTCTAATTGTAATTGGACTACTGCACAATTATTTGAATTAAATTTTGCACAGTTTGGTGATACAGTTTTTTTATGTCATAGAGAAAATCCTATAAGAAAAATTACAAGAGCTTCTGCTAGTTCTTTTAGTGTAGCAGCTTATGTTTTTGAAGAAGATGATACTGTAACTGTAAATGGTATAAATAAAACTACACAACCATTTTACAAATATGCTGATAGCACAATAACAATAACACCTGGCGCAACTACTGGAAACAGCGTTACATTAACTGCTAGTGCAGATTCTTTTGTATCAGGACATAATGGAACATATTTAAAAATTGGTGGTAAACAAGTTAAGATTGTAGGTTTTACAAATGCAACTACAGTTACTGCTACTATACTAGAAGCATTACCTAATACAGATGCTAATGCAGATTGGTCAGAACAATTAATATCTGCTGTTAATGGATTTCCACAAGCTGTATCTTTTCACGATAATAGATTATGGTTTGCTGGTGTAAGAGATAATCCAGCAGCAGTTATAGCTAGTCAAATTGGAGGATATTTTAATTTTGATTTAGGTACTGGTTTAGCTAATGAAGCTATTAATGTTGCTATTGCAAGTGATACAGTAAACGAAATTAGACATATGATTTCATCTCGTAACTTACAAATATTTACTGATAGTGGAGAATACTATGTACCAGTATCATCACAGTCTGCTGCTATTACTCCTAGTAGTATAGCTTTTTTAAGACAAACACCTTATGGAATTAATAGAGCAGCACCAATACCTTTTGATGGAGCTTCTATGTTTAGTCAAAAGAATGGTAAGTCAGTAAGAGAATATGTATTTTCAGATGTTGAACAAGCATATAGATCTACAAGTGTATCTGTATTAGCTTCTCATTTAATTGATTCTCCTAAACAATTATCTATGATGACAGGTAATGAAACTAAACCAGAACAGTTTGCTTTTTTTTTAAATAGTGGAACTAATGAAGATGGTAAACTTGCAGTCTTTCATTCTATTCGTGATGAAAAAATTGCTGGTTGGACTATGTGGGAAACACAAACTGGAGATAAGTTTCATAGTATAACTGCATTAAATGATAAATTATTTGTAATAGTTAAAAGAGTTGTACCTAGTGGTACTAAATATTTATTAGAAAGATTTGCTAATGATGATGCTATTACTCTTGATTGTTCTACTACAACAACAGTATTTCAAAAAGGAACACCATTAGTTAAAGGAGCAAGTCAAGCTACTGATCAAAACACTTTAGTTGTTGATGGTTTTAGCACTGCTCCACAAATACAAGAAACATTTACAATAGCTGGAAATGCAGCAGAATATACTATTACTGCTGTATCTGCTGGAACTTCTCAACACACATTAACATTAGATAAAAACCTTGCAGCTGTACCAGCCGATAATGCAGTTATTACATTAGTAGATGGATTTTTACATACAGTAAATGCTATTTACGAAAACACCGATACAGTATTTGCAGTATTTGGTAATGGCTCATTAGGTGAATTTACAGTAGATTCTAATAGTAGAATAACATTAACATCTGCACCATTTCCTACTGGAGTAAGAGTTGGATTTAATTATACACCTATATTAGAAACAATGTCTATAGATAAAGAAATAGATACCGGCCCACTTACAGGTCAACCAAGACGAGTTAATAAAGCTATTGTAGATATATCTGGTGGATTAGATATAACAATGAAAGCTCAAGATTTAAATTCTAAAGAGTTAGTAATACAACAAGCTGGGTTTACTTCTGGAACAGACATAACACCAGTTACAGCAAAAAAAGAATTTAATTTTTTAGGTTATAGTAAAAGTCCTACAATTACTATTAGCCAAAACGATCCATTACCATTAAAGGTATTAGGAATAGCTATGGAGATACAGTTCGCATGAGTGGTGTAGAAGCAGCAACATTATTTGCAATAAGTACAGGAGTACAAACTGCTGGTCAAATATCTAGTATACAAGCACAAAGAGCTGCATTAGCTAGAGAAAATTATAGAATAGCAGCAGAATCTAGATTGGCAGCATTAAGAGCTTTAGAAGCAGAAAATCAAAGACGAGCAGATGCAGAAGCAGAGTTAGGACAAAACTTAGCTTTCCAATCTATTACAGGATATTCTGATGATAGTATGAGTTTTTTAAATATTAATAATCAAGTTACAAAAAATAGAGATAAAGATTTAGCTGATATTCGTTTAATGGGTAAAGTAGTAAATCAAAAATACGGTCAAATGATTTTTGAAAATAGAATGAAAGAAAAAGATTTAGTGTTTGGTGGTTATGCAAGTATTATAGCAGAGCTAACAAGTGGTATGGCTACATATAAATATATGCAAGGTAACAAGCAACCTGAAATAAATTTAAAATATCAATACAATAGTACAGGGCGGAAAAATTATCCGTATGGATTATAATGGCATTAACAACTGGTAAAAAACAAACACAAGTAACACCTAGTTCTATAGCTAGTAGAATGGGTGTAGTTCCAACATATAGTGGTGATTGGTTAGCTACAGCATCAGAAAGTATTGGTAATGCTTTAGATGTGCAAACTAAAAGAATTGCTACTATGGAAGAAGAAAAATGGAAAGCACAATTTAGTATTGATAGTTATAAAGCAATTAATGATTTTGCTATGGATAATAGAGTTAATCCAAATGGGTTTACAAAAAATGTAGATTCTTATGTTTCAACATTAGTTAATCAAGTACCTGAAAGATATAAAGGGTGGGCTAAACAATATGTTGGTATGATGGCTGCTAGAGAAGGTCAACAAATAATTAATAGACATTATAATAAACAACAAGCTGATTTAATAAAATTAAATGATGATGATACAAATGTTTGGTTAAGTAACATTATAAGACATTTAGAAAATATAGATTATAAAGATTATGATAATGAAATGTTATCTTCTGTATTAGCAGAGTTTACAGAAAAATCTGTAGCATATGAAAATATGTATAATGCATTAGATCCACAATATGCTGGAGCATTACCTCACCCTTCTGTTTGGAAAAGACAAAAACAAATTGCACTTGAAGGAGCAAGATTAAATTCTAAAAATAGATCATTATTAGAATCTGCACAAGTATTAGATCAAGAATTTATTTTACAAAAAGATTTAAATGGTGATGGAACAATATTTGAGCCAATAGGTAAAGCAGATGAAAAAACAAATGTAGAAGTTACATTAGGTTTAATTAAAAAAAATATGAAAGAATATTTAGAAAATCCTGATGTAGATAATTTAGATGGATTTAGCACATTGTTAAATACAACAGATGATGAAAGAATATCAATTCAACAAAATGCTTTAACGTATGTAGATAATATACATACACAAATGACAACAGAACAATTAAAAATTAAAAATGCAATAACACAAGAATATAATACACAAATTAATAAATTTTTAGATAGTGCAATGAAACCTTATACTGCGTTTGATGAAGCAACATTAACAAAAAATTTAAATGGTTTAAATGCAACAGTTGAAGATAGAGAAGCAATAACTAATGCAAATAAAAAAAGTATTATTATTGGTGGTATGAGTAAAATATTATTTGATGCTAAAGGAGATACTGATTCTATTATTTATAAAAATGTAGATTTAAAACTAGGTAAATATAATAGAACATGGAATGGTACTATAGGTAGAATAGAAGAATTATTATTAGCCGAAGGAATACCTCGTAATGAAATAGATAGAAAAGAAATTAAAAATTTAATTATTGAACAACATATTTTTGATATGACTGGAAGAACATCTAACACATTGTCATTTGAATATGATTTTAATATGTATAATAATGAATTAGTTGCAGATGAATCTGGTGGTCATTTTTTTCAATTAAAACAATATGCTATGAATATGGGTGTAGTTCCTCCTGTATTAACAGAATATATATCTAGTAATTTACATAATCCTTTAAATTTAGATGTAGAAGGTAATAGAGATACTTTAATAGAAATAGCTGGTATGCTTAATTCTTTACAAGAAATACCTTCAGTTAATGGAATGGGTATAGAAGGTGTGTCTAATGAAGATCAAATGTTATTAGCAGAATTTTATAAAGATTATAAAAGTTATAGAGAGAATACTTCTGGTGGAATTATTGAAGGTGATTTTATTAAAAATTGGTTTCAAATACATAATGATTATAAATTAGATGAAGCAGATGGATTAATAGAAGTGTTTAATGAAAAATTAAGTTTAGTAGATGAAAATATATTAGCTAATCAATTACAATCAAAAATGGAAATGGCAGCTATATCAGTGTTTGGTGTAAATATGGGAACAAATGTTGGTACTGGAATACTTAAAGAGCCAGCAGTAAAACCATTAATAGATGTTCCTTTGTTAAGACACTTTGTAGTAACAGATCAAGAAAAAGAACAATTACAAATGGATTCTATGGTAGAAGAATTATTAGATAGATTACCTCAATATATGATAAGTTATTATTCAACTAGAGGAAAACCAATAACAAAAAAAGAATTAAAAATAAGAACTGGTAGAGAAATACAAAATGATATTAATGAAATTATTAAGTTTGCTCTTAGTGATCTTAATGGTGAAGGGTATGGTTTCGAATAATATGGCTAAAGAATTAGTTAAATTTCCTATAATGGACACATACAGTGAATATCTTACTGAAGATGAAATTAGAACAGATGCAGTACATACAATACAAAATCGTTTGTATGGAATGAGTGAAGAAAATAGAAGAGAGATGGGGATTACTGAAGAATTTATGGATCAAAATAATTTGTTTCAAATGATTGATGATAAAACAATAAGATTTACTTATGATAAAAGTTCAGGAGTAGACAGACCATCTTATAGAATAAGAATAGATTATGATGGTGATGGTACTTTTTATGATTTATCTAATCCTAATGAAGAAACAAGTCTTTATGCTCCTTATGATTTTTCAGGTAGTTTACCAGATTACTTACAATTTACACCTGATAAATTAAGAACAGATGCATATAATGAAGAATGGTCAGAAGGATTTGTAGATAGAAAAAAACAATATGATAGAATTATAGGTGATGGTTTTTTATCAAGTTCTAGAAAACAACTTGCTGAGTTTACACAATTTAGTTTATTTAAAATAAAAAACGATATTCATAACTTAGGAAAAGAAGGTGCAGAAATAGTAGCAAACTTAATACCTGGCTTAGATTATAATTATGATGATTGGGAAGAACAATCACAAAAAATACAAAAAAAAATTAACGAAGGTAATAGATTAGGAATTACTTATACTGATGGTCTTTATAATTTTGTTATAGAAAATGAAGAAGGTGGTATATTTTCTTCTGAAGCATATGAAAATATAAAAGGCGATCCTACAATAGGATATGGATTATCATTAAATAATAAAATGGTTATAAAAGAACTTACTGATAGAGGGTATAGTATTGAGAAATTAAAAAACAAAGAAGAAAAATTAAATAAAAAAGATGGTGAAGAAATTACAAGAATTAAAATAGATGAAGCAAGAACAATAGCAAAACAAAAAATGTCAAATTTAGATGTAGATATAAGTGGAGTTAAAAATTCACTTTTACAAATTGTACTTGGTGATATGCAATATCAAGGATTGCTTGGTCCAGCATTTACACAAGCATTATCTAATTATATAAAAACAGGTGATGAAAAATATATGGGTACATTTACTGCATATAATAATGATGGTACTGCTTTAAGAGCAGAAGATAGTGGATATGCAACAAGACCTGTTACAGTATTACAAGAATTATATAATGATGGTTTAGCTGCTAGAGATGATAATAAAAAAGGAATATTTGTTCGTAATGATAGAAGGGCAAATCTTTTAATGGCGTGGGTTAAAGGTCAATATACAAATAATGTAGAGGAAAAATAATGCCTGAAGTTGGAGTTGGTGGTGGTCCATCATTTCGTACATATAAAGATATTAAACCTGTTGATAGAACAAGTGGTTTTCAAGATCTTTATCAAGCTGGTGTAAATTTTGGTACTGGAGTTATAGATGAAAACATATTAACTCTTGGAGCATTACACGCTGTTAAAGCTATTAATAGTGAAACAAGTGTTTATGAATATGATCCTGATTATAATATATTTGCAGATCCACAATTAGATAATTTAAAAGATTATATTGGTAATTTTATGCATAGTAATAATGCAGACCATACTAAAGAATTAATAAAAAAATTTTATGATAAACAATCTAAAGTAGGTGGATCTCCAGCTTATATTATTGGTAGAATAATTGGTGGGTTATTAGATCCATCAAGTATATTTGCATTTACTAAAGCTGGTAGTTTTTTAATGACTGGTAGTAGATTAAAAAGAGCTGCTGGATTTGGTGGTATAGTATCAGCAGAAGAAGCATCTAAAAGATTATTTACTGATGAAAGACCAATGAATGAAACATTGATAATTAGTGCTGGTGGTTTTATTATACCAGCAATGTTTCCTAGTTTGCCAAGAAGTGTTGGTAAAAATTTTGATGAAACTGCTGATGCATTAGATGCAGCAGATGATGTAATATTTAATAGTAAATATAGTGTAGGTGCAGCTTCTCCTAAAAGTAGCACTTTGTTAAGAGAAGAAGAATTACAAAAATTAAATAAAATTAAAAAAACTGGATTAGGTTTATTAGCTGAAGATTCAGGAATTAATCCTGTGTTTAGAGTATTACAAAAAGGAATTAGTAATGCTCAAATAATGATAGAAAATATTTTAGAAAGTAAATTGTATCAAGTTAAAAATACTAAAGATGGAATAACAGTTACACAAACAATAGAAAGATCTATAGCTGCTAGATATACAGAATTAGTTTTAAAAAATACTACAATTATAGAAGCAGCATATACTGATTATTTAAAAAGATTAGGAATAAAACCACAAGGTTTTTTTGAAAGAACTTTAGATACTAAATTTGGAACTAATAAAGGTAATGTAAAAGTAATGTCTCCTAAACAATTTAGAGAACAAGTTACTTCTTATAGAATGGGTAATAAAAATGTAGAGCCAGAAGTAATACAAGCATCAAAAGGATCAGATGATTTTTTTAATATTATTGGAAAAGAATATGAAACATTAGAAATTGTACCACAATGGGCAAATGCTCAAATACAATATTTATCTTTATTAGAAGCAACTGTAACTAAAGCAGATGTTAAAGCAAATATAGCAGCAAGAATAAGAAAGTTAGAAAAAGATAGAGATGCATTAATAAAAAAAGGAATATTAAGAAAAGGTATGTATGTACCTATACTTTATAAAAAAGATGAAATAGTTAGAAGGTTTGCAGATTTTGAATTACTTATGCGTAGAGCAATAGCAAGATCAGGAACTAAATTATCAGATGATGAAATAAATAAAATAATAGAAAGTTTTGTAGAGTACCAACCTTACATAGCATACGAAAATATAGCTAGACAATTTAAAAGATTATCAAGATATTCTACAATGAACGCTAGTGAAAAAGAATTATTAGAAACAGAACTATTAACTAAAATGGATAGAATATCATCTAGGTTTAAAGCTAGAAATTTAGATATAGATTATGAAGAATTAGCTGCGGCTGGGTTTATTGAAAAAGATATAAATATAATAAACAGAATGTATTACAATCAAACTATACCAGATATTGAAATAACAAAAAGATTTGGTGATCCAATGGGATATGGATCTAACTATCAAGCTGGTAAAAATATTGTAGGCATGAGACAAATAGCTGAAGAATATGATGATATGATTGAAGATAGTTTGAAAGTTGTAAATGGTAAAAAAGTTATGACTGCAAAAACAAAAAAATTAATAAAAGAAAAAGATCAAATATTAGAAGATTTAGATGCATCTATTGGATTAGCTAGAGGTACATATGGTTTAGCAGAAGATCCAAATAGAGCAATTAGTAGAGGAATAAGAATAAGTAAATTATATAATGCAACAACTATGTTGACAGGAATTAGTCAAGTAGTTGATACAGCAAGATTAGTAGCAATAAATGGAGTTGGCAAAACTTTTAAATTATCTTGGGAAATGTATTCTAGTGGAATGGGAAAAGAAATATTTAAAATGTCTAGAAGATCAGCAAATCTTGGTGGTGAAGCATTAGATATGGCAACAAGTCAAAGAGCTATGTCAATGTATGGAATGGACGATGTTCACGGAGTTTTTAATAAATTTGAAAGAGGTGTTAGTTCAGTAGGTAATTTATATTTTACATTTTTAAATTTATCTAATCCTTGGAATACAGGTGTTAAAACAATGGCTGTATTTTTTAATGGATCTAGAATGTTAGAATCAATAGAAAAATTAGTTCTTACTGGTAAGTTAGATAAAGTTAATAAAATGAGATTAAGAAATCTTGGTATAACAGATGATCTAGCCAAAAAAATATATACTCAATATACAAAACATGGATATGGAAAAAATGCTAAATCATGGAAGTCTGTTGGTGATAATTATAAATATATGCGTGTTGGTAATACAGAAGCATGGGATCAAACTGATGAAGCAATAGAAGCTACTAAAGCATTTCATGCAGCACTAGGTAAACAAGCAAGAATAGATATTGTTACTCCAAGTAAAGGTGATGTACCATTATGGTCTAATACAGAACTTGGTGGAATAATATTACAATTTAAAAAATTTGGTATAGCCTCTACTCAAAGTATGTTGTTTAGAGGTATGCAAGAAAGAGATGCATTATTTTTACAAAGTGTTTTAATGTTAATGGCTGCTGGTGCTATGGTAGATGCATTTAGACAAAAAGCATTTGATAGAGATTATAGTAAAAAACCTACTGGTCAAAAATTAGTAGATGCATTTGATAGATCTGGTTTAGGTGGATATTTTTCAGATATTAATAATGCTATTGAAAGATTAAGTAATAATCAAATAGGAGCTAGACCTTTGTTAGGATCTAAAAAGCCTTATGGAACATATAACCAGAAAAAAAATCTTGGGCCTTATGGTATGCCAATAGCAGATGTTCTTGGTCCAACTGCTTCTCAATTAGAAAATATTGCAGATATAGCTTTTTCTTGGGGTACAGGTAAATACAATCATCATACTGCAAAGAATGTGCGTAGACTTTTACCCTTTCAAAATGTATGGTTTTTAGATTCATTATTTGATGAAGTTGAAAAAGAAGGACTTAGATGAGCATTACAATATCAGCAACAGATCCTAGAGTACAATATACTGCTAGTGGTGGTCAAACAGCATTTAGTGTACCATTTGAATTTTTTGCCGATGCAGATTTAGTAGTAATAAAAACTTCTGGTGGAACAGATACTACATTAACTTTAGCTTCTAGTCCATCTAGTGCTGCACAATATTCGGTAACTGGTGCTGGAGCTAGTGGTGGTGGTAATATTACTTTAGGTGGTGGAGCTACTGTAAATGATAAATATACTATATTTAGAAATTTAAGTATTTCTAGATCAACTGATTTTCCAACATCAGGTACATTCCCAATAGAAACATTAAATACAGAATTAGATAAACTTGTTGCAATGATACAACAAAAAGGAGTAGATATTAAACTATCTCCTAGAGCTTCTTCTTCATCATCAACTGCATACAATTTAATATTTCCTGAGTTAGTAGCTAACAAAGTATTATCGGTTAATTCTTCTGGTAATGCTATTGAGTTTAGTCAATCAATTACTGACGTACAAGCTGTAGCTGCAATAGCTTCTGATGTATCGGCTGTGGCTGCAATAGCAAGTGATGTAGCAGCAGTAGAAAATATTGCTAGTGATGTATCGGCTGTTGCCGCAGATTCTTCTGATATAGGTGCTGTTGCTGGAAAAGCTACCGAGATTGGAAGATTAGGTACTTCTGATGCAGTAGCAGATTTAGCAATACTAGGTACTTCAGCAATCGTAACTGACATGGATTTATTGGCAACTTCTGCCAATGTAACAGCTATGGGGCATTTAGGTACTTCGGCTAATGTAACTGCTATGGGATTACTAGGCACAAGTGCTGTTGTAACTGATATGGGTTTATTAGGTAATGCTGATGTAATTGCTGATATGGCTCTCCTTGCTGATGCTGATGTAATATCAGATATGAATACTCTTGCTACAAGTGATATTGTAAGTGATCTTAATACTCTTGCAACAAGTGATATAGTTTCTGACTTAAATACCCTTGCTACTTCTGACATAGTGTCAGATATTAATACTTTAGCAACTTCAGATATTGTATCTGACTTAAATACTTTAGCTACCTCTGATATTGTTACTGACTTAAATATCCTTGGTACTTCTGCAAATGTAACAAATATGGCAACACTTGGAGCTTCTGGTGTTGTTGGAAATATTGCTACTGTTGCTGGATCAATTTCAAATGTTAATACTGTTTCATCAAATATTAGTAATGTAAATAATTTTGCAGCTAGATATAGAATAGATTCAAGTGATCCTAGTTCTAGTCTTGATGCTGGTGATCTTGCATTTAATACAAGTTCTAATACTCTTAAATATTATGATGGATCGGCTTGGCAGAATATAACTGCTGATACAGATGTTAAAACTAAGGTTAGTTCTAACGATTCTACTGCTGGTTTTTTAAATGGTAAACTTGTTGCTGGTGACAATGTGACGTTTACAGAAAACAATAATGGTAGTAATGAAACTTTAACTATTGCAGCAACAGATCCAACTGCTCTTGCAATAGCTCTCGGATAGAAAGGAGAATATGGCTAATACATTTAAAACTGTAACTTTTGCAGCTGAGCCAGCTTCGGCTGGAACACCTTATACAATGTATACTGTAGCTGGTAGTACAACTACTGTTGTTCTCGGTTTACGTCTTACTAATATCCATACTACTTCTGTATCTGTTGAAGTGGAATTGGTTAGTGATACTGCAAATCGTAATGGAGCAAACAATGTAGCTAATGGTACTGCGTTTCTAGCTAAAGATGTTGTTATTCCAGCAAAATCTAGTTTAGAAATTTTGGCTGGTAGCAAGATTGTAATGGAAACTACAGATGTACTAAAGATAGATTGTTCAGTAGCTGATAAAGTTTCTGGTGCATTATCAATAATGGAGATTACTTAAGAGTGACCTACATTGGACAACAACCTAGCACTACTTTTGATAGTGGTATTCAAGATCGCTTTACTGGTTTAACAACTAACACAGTAACGCTTACACATGACATATCTGCTGAAACAGATATTCTTGTTGTATGGAATAATATCGTACAGGATAGTTCTACATATAGTGTTGGTGGTGCTGGAAATAAAACTTTGACCTTGGGTGGCACACTATCAAGTGGGGATGTGGTTACTTGTTATTACACAAATAAAGTAATGCAGTCGGTAAACCCAACTGCAAATTCAGTAGGTGTAACAGAATTAAATTTATCTGATGGCTCTAATGGTCAAGCAATAACTACTAATGGAAGTGGTACTTTAGCTTTTGCTACTGTAGGTGGAAATAATACTCCATCATTTTCTGCGAAATTATCAAGTGACCAAAGTGCCTCTAGTGGTGCTGAAACAGTATTAGCTTTTGCAACAGAACAATGGGATAGTGACTCAAAGTTTGCAAGTAATAAATTTACTCCAACTGTAGCTGGTAAATATGTAATCAATGGTATGATTATGCTTAATGATATAACAGTTCAAAATAAAAGACTTCAACTTTTGATATACAAAAATGGAAGTTTTTTTGCAGATGTTGAAACTATTGCTTCATCAGAAACAAGTACAGACCCAACTTTATCTATAAACTTGTTAATGGAATTTAATACATCAGATTATGTTGAATTAAGATTTTATCACAATGTAGGAAGTACAGTAACTGTAAGGTCTGGTTATTCATTTTTTCAAGGTTACAAATTAATAGGAGCATAACATATGGCATTTAGTAAAATAGCAGCAGAAAATTTAGGTGGCTCTACACTTCCAGCTTTAGCTGGTGGTAGTTTAACTGGAGTGGGAAAAATAGGACAAGTTTTAAGAACTCAAAGTAATTCTTCTACATCATTAGCTACAACAACTTATTCTGATATTGGTTTATCACAAGCTATTACTTGTTCATCAACATCATCAAAAGTTTTAATTATGGGGTCTGTTCAACATTCTAAATCTGGTACAAATACTGATAGAGGTCATGGATTAAAAATATTAAGAGACTCTACAAGTGTTTTTCAAACTCAAACTTTATATTATGCTTATGACAGTTCACAAAATAGTAGTTTTAATGATGGAGATTCAACTCCATTTTTCTATTTAGATAGTCCTAATAGTACAAGTGCTATTACTTACAAAATCCAATGTGCTACATGGAATAGTGGAACAGTAGTTTTTCAACCAGACTCAAACCAATCCCCACTTGTTTTAATGGAGGTATTAGCATGATACTTTTAACTAATGTTAAATGTTGCTCTGCAATTAAAACTTTAAAAACAGATGCAGAATTTAGATTTACAGGATTAATTGATAGTGAAGATGATTTTAATAAAATAGAATGGAAACAATCTGATGATAGTTTTTCAACATCTAATCCTCATTCAGAAATTACTTATGCAAAAGTAAAAACAGAAATGGATAAACTATGACTTATGTAGGTGCAGTACCGACAACTGGCGATTTTAAAGTTCTTGATAGTATAACTACTTCAAGTGCAACTACCTTTAACCTTCGACAAGGGGGTGTTGCTGTATATCCTCAATCAGCTAATCATTGTCTTGTAGTTTTAAATGGAGTTTTACAAACTGCTGGTAGCAGTTTCAACATTGTAAATGACACAATAGTTTTTGCAAGTTCGCTTAGTTCGAGTGATGTAATAAATCAAATCTTAGTATTAGGTAATGTTAATGATATTGGTGTACCAAGTGATGACACAGTATCTACTGCAAAACTTCAAAGTTCTGCTGTAACTGACGCAAAAATTTCTGCTATGGCATCTAGTAAATTAACTGGTGTAGTACCTACAGCAAATCTTGGTAGTGGCACAGCTTCTTCAAGCACAGTATTATATGGAGATCAAACTTACAAGGCAGAGCCTAGTGGTAATTTAGTAAAACTAGCGCAAGCTAACTCATTAACAAACACAGGAACTATAAATATTGATAGTGTTTTTACAAGTGTTTACACAGGTTATAGATTTCTTTGTACATTTAAACCAGTTAATTCAGATGTGCATTGTACTTTTAGATGGAGAGATGGAGGAAGTGATTTAACTGTTTCTCAATATTATGGTTCTTGCAGAGGTGGTTATGTAAATGGAAGTGGTGCAGGTGCACAAAGTTTTTCAGATTGGGGTAGTTCTAGTGCAAAAATAGCAGATAGTTTAAATAATAATAATTATAATGCTCTACATTTAGATATGTTGTTATATCCTTATAATAGCACTGGAGTTGCAAATATTGGAAGTATAGATAATGCAAGTGTTATTGTTTATCAATCACATTATTGGGCTGATGGTGAAAGACAAGAACAAGTGTCTGGTGGAAATACATATACTCAAACAACTGTTCCAGATGGATTTGGATTTGATTTAAGTGGTGGAGATTTTGATGGATATAACTACGCATTATTTGGATATAAAGGTTAAATTATGACAAATATAACTATTAATGGTGTAACAAGAAAAATGAACTCTACTGAACAAGCTGAGTATGATAAAAAACAAACAGATTGGAATAATAAATCTGCTGAAAGAAAACTTACAAGAATAAAAGAGATTAGATTACAAAAACTAATTGAAACAGATTACCTTGCTAACTCTGATGTAACAATGCCAGACAATATAAAAACTTGGCGACAATCTTTACGAGATATACCAGCCAACCATACTGATGAAAACGCATACAATTTACTCTTAACTCGTAATGATGCTGGAGAACTAACACATTCAATTTGGAGTAAACCATGAGCTTAGTTAAATTAAATAGTCGAAGTGGATTAACTGCTGGTATTACTATGGCTGATGCTTGGAGAATAACAGCAAACTTTGAAAAAGGTAGTTCTGGTAGTGCATATTTAACTTCTAATTGGGAAAGAGTTGATACTGATGGTTTTGGACAAATAGGAACTGGAATGTCAAATTCTAGTGGAGAATTTTCTTTTCCATCTACTGGAATTTATTTTATTCATTTTCAAGCATATTGCGATGGTCAAAATGGTGCTTCAACTTATGCTGGAATAAGAATAGAAACTACAACTGATGGCTCTAATTATACTGCGGCATCAGATAGTTATGATAGCATACAAGCTACAAATTTACATATGGCTGGTAATTGTAATTTTATATTTGATGTAACAAACACTACAACACACAAAGTAAAATTTTTAGTTGAAGGTCAAACCAATACTGTTTTTAATGGTAATTCAAGCACAACTCGTACTGGTTTTCATATATTTAGATTAGGCGATACATGATTAATCCTTGTTGCGAAGATGGAAAGTGTACTTGTGGTAAATAATCCTTGTCCTGATTGTGGTGCTTTAAGATTAGAAGATTGTGCTTGTCCTGATGAATGTGAATCATGTGGCGCATAGTAATCGTTTTAATATTTTTATCTAGCTCAGTATATTCTGCTGATACAAATACTGTTAGTTCTACAGAAG